GAGGGTGTTACATTTACAATTTGAGATTTTGCGTTAAAAGGATTATTCTCTACTTTATTTGTTGGATAAAGCAAAATGTACCAAGGAATCTGCCTCGTCAACAGAGGCATAGTTTTATTTTCTTTTGGTGATTCCACAATCACATCATTTTGTGATAAGAAAAGTTCCCCTGTTCCTTCAACATAATCAAGAAGCAGGTCTTCATCGTCAAGGATAAAAGTTTGATGATTGTTTTTGTATTTGATATACTCGTTTATTTCATCTATCTTATCTAGACTAACATACTCATACTTAGCATTTGTTAACTTTACATGTCTTGTATTAGACAACGTAGATTCTGTGGTAATTGAACTTAGTACGCAGCTAAGGAAATAAATATTTTCTCTAGGAGAAGATAGAGAATAGTCTAACTCAATACCACTAGGATCTCCACTGACAGTAAGCATTCTGTACGGGTCTGCCCCCAGAATTTTCAACGCTATCTGTCTAGTTTTCTCCGGGACAAAGTAAGTGTGGTCTTTTTCTGATTCAGCGTATAACCTACTGGTTTCTCCACTTAAAGTAATGTCAAAGTAATCTCCATCTTGAAGTGATAATGAGCTTCTGTTTATAAAAGTATCATCGTCCTCAACATAGTATCTCTGGCTTTGTCCATTGATAATAACAGTAATAAACCTGTCAACGTCACTGGCTAGAACTTTTTTATTCTTTAAAGTCTGCCTTGCTCTTCCTGAATATGCACTAGGATCTAAGGAATAAAAGTTCTTTTCAATAAGACCCAAAGCAAAGGTTTCGTTTACTATATCTGATCGGCTTCGAGTAACTACTAAAGGGATTTCTTTTTGTTTGACTAACCTAGACAAACTACCTTTCGTTACTTTAGAAATCGTACCATCTAATATCCTACTTCCAATTAAATTAAATATTTGTCCTGTGCTTAAAGGAGACCGATCATAATTTAAGATGTTAGATAGTATTTCTTTTGTTTCTTTATTCAGACTACTGTAGACTGTCTCTGGAGTAACTCCACCGCTTCGTTTACTATCCCAATCGCCAAAGGTAGATTGATTTTCTAAAAGGTAAAGGACATTACTGTCTATAATGGTGTCAAACAGGTCAGTAAACTTACTAGTGTTGACTACGAATACACCTTTTTTCGGAGTGTCGTCGAAGAATATCTCTTCGTCTTCAAACCCACTTGGCCTTCTAAAAAGAATTTCTTTAGATATTCTTTCGTCTCCCAAATCTATAGAGCTAGTAGTCCCCAAATTACTATACAAATTGTCTAAATCGTTTTGACTACTTCTTCCTAGTATACCCCCACCAACAAAGTTTGAAATGGGCTGCTCATCAGCCGATGGTAGGTTGCCTATCGGATCCCCACCACCACCGCCTCCGGTGTTACCATCTAGTATAGAAGGGCCTGGGCCTGGGGCTTGTGGAGCGATAGGCGTCCCGGATCTTGGACCTCCGTTTCCTCCACCCCCTCCACCATTTCCAGGAGGTTCTACCGCAATGGGTCCAGGTCCAGGAGGTTCCGCTGGAGGTGCTCCAGGAGATATAGGCCCTATTGGTTTTTGCGGGGGTAAGGGAGTAAAAGGGCTACCCTCACCAATAGGAGGATTTACTGGAGGAGCGGAGCCCGTCTGAGGACCTGTGCCTGTTACTCCCCCGTTACCTCCACCTCCGGTATTCGTAGGTATAGGGCTTATTGGTCCGGGTCTGGGAGGCTCAGGGTCTACAGGACCAGGGTCTGTTGAGTTTTGAAACCCTCCACCAGGAACACTGAAGAAAAATTGTAGAACGCTACAGGATCCATCACATTTTGGTAGATATAGTGTTCTAGTGTTACAATCAGCAAAACTTACTCCTGCACCCTCTCTAAAAATTCCGGTTGCAGTAGGAAAATCAGCTAAAATAGCTGTCGCTGCGACCGCATCATTTGTGTCTGTCGAACCTGCTGGAAGTTGCGTACACACTTGTGTGAAGCGCGCAGAATAGCTAGTAGATCCGTCAGCTTTTGGTCTAGGAAGAGAATAACTAGGGGCACCTTTAATTACACACCGACAAATTCTGTTTATTGGCCCGCCCCCTGGCGGGCCAGGAGGCCGTATTGGACCAGGAGAGGTAGGACCTCCTGGAGATACAGGCCCTGCCGGGCCAGGAGCGGGCGTTATAGGGGTTCCTGGGCCACCGCCGCCTCCACCTCCTCCCCCCCCGCCAGGGGGACCTTGTGGACGTATAGGGCCTGGGACTGGGCCACCCCCGCCGGGATCTACAACAGGAGGGTCAGTTGGATCAGCTTCAGTCTTAGTGCCCGGAGGGTCTGGGTCAGGAGGGTCACCACCATTAGTAGTTCCTCCTTCAATGAAGTCGGGAAAATTAAAAGGACCTCTTCCGGGCAGGAATTGTCCGCAACCGAACGTAGATTCTGACATCCTTAATCTTGGTTAAGAGAGATTACATTGTTTGTGTTTAGATTTCCGTAAAAGAAAGGAGCATCATTTTGATTAACTGCTTTCATTGACCAAGAAACAGTAGGGTAAGTACACTTTCCCATCCTGGGGTTTCCTAAGTAACCATTAAATCTACCTGCTGTTTGCGGGTTTGGATTACTCCGTAGCATGTCTTGCACGGGAACAAGGAAACTACTGAATCTTTCCCCTCCACGCTCACTAGCGGTAATCGTAGTGTTACTACTTATCCTTCTGAAAGTATGCGGAGCAGGAACTAGAGGCTGATAACTTAATGATGTCCCTTGAACATACTGAGCATTAGCACCCCCAATATCGTGCGTAGCAAATGCTACATAGATAATAAAATAGTCTTCGCCCTTCTCTACCCAGCTACCAATATATCGAGCAGACTCTTCTGTTTGGTCATCAAAGATATTACTATTAAGTATTTGTCCTGAGGAGCTTCCTTTAGCTCCAGTAATCTGTGGGATACTGTTAATCATACTTACATCTACAGTATAGTCAATCATCCCTGGGTAGGCCGCTCGATCAAACTCTATTCTTTTACTTATGTAGCTGAAGTGAACCCTGTCCAGGTTATCCGGGTCTGTTCCCTTAGCTGGGCTTGCGTTACTAAATTGAATTTGCCTTTCCGGGGCGTTTCCAGCAGAGTTTAGCCCGTCATCACCAACAAACTCTCTAGCCGCTCCAGCAATAATACTTCCATCTGCTTGGTTATCATTTGCAATTGTTCCGTATTGAGAAAAGAAGGTGTTTATATAGTCGTTAGGAAACTTTCCGATTTCAGCAAGATCTGAATTTAGATTAGCCCACTCAGCTAAGTCCCAGTCAGGGTAGGCTGGAACATCAAAACCTGTCCTAGATAGTCCGTATTTCTGCCTAACATAATCCTTAATTGCAGCTTCAGAATCATTATCCGGGTTTAAGTCCTGAGAGAATACTTTTCTATAAAAATCATACATCGCCCCTTCAGGACCAAAGTTCCACCCTCCGAAAATGTATCCACCCGCAATAGTTCTCATTCCGGTAGGTAGTCCAGCTTCCTCATCCACCTCTAGAGTTTGCAACCTTCCATTGATTTCGTTGTATTGCCGCTGCATCTCATAATCCATCTGCGCCTTTCCTACCGCAGGATTAGCTAGAGACAGTTGAGGCATAGCGGCAGCAATCCCTGCCCTCTCATTGTACGTTAGTTCCGCTGTTCTAAACAACGGGCGAATGTCTACTACGTCAGTCGTAGAAACAACTGACGATCCTCTAGTTACCCACACATAAGCTACAGGTAAAATAGATTGGCCTACTAATTCAAAAGCCTCATTCTCAAGCTGCTCTGAAATAAGTGGAGCTATATTTAAAAGGTCGTCGGGTGAGGGAAAACTTCCACGAACGTCATAAGCAATGTCGTTTGCTGACGCGGCTAGGAATCCTATGTCATTGTTTTCCGTGTCCCCAGGAGAGGCCATGATTTTGTGATCTTCTCCCGTGCTTTGAATATAATCGTCTGTATAGTTTAGTGTTCCTTCTAAGTTAGCTTTGATTCCGGCCCCTCGAACAATACCTAAAGTGGGCCTAGTAATTACTTCTTTGCCTGAACCTTTTAGGATAGTAGTGGAACTAGCGTCCACGGGTTTACTATAAATGAATACCATATCGACCCTGTTGTAAACATTGTCTACTCTAGTTTCATCTCCGTTCTCATCAATATAATTAAAATCGTCGTCAGAGAAATTAGGAACCTCTATGGATAGCTCTTCAGAAACGTCTACAATGGCTGTTCTAGCAACCCCCCTCCAAGCTCTAGTAAAAAAGCTTTCTGTCTTAGGGAGCGTAGCAAATCCATTGAAAATATCATTGTAGTCGAATGTAGTAAGAGTAATTCTGTCCGCTATGGCATTTCTAGCTTTCGCCCATACTAAAGCTTCCGTAATGATCATAGGAACAAGTGAGGAAGCTCTTCCTATGCCCGGACTATCGTATCCTAACGCACCGCTATCCTGTTGTGTTTCTACAAAAACTCCGTTTTGGTCTACTGGTCTGTCTGGAGATACTACAGGCCAAGTAAAAGATCTTTCCCCCAAACCATTTAGACCTAAGGAGCTTTCTGACAATTTATTTTTGAAAGAATCTAGTGCATCTACTAAGAGAGCGTTAACACCTGATTCTGTCTCCGTGGAAAATGTCCCAGGATTAGGAAGAGCAGCTTCATACACATCTACCTCCCCCACTTCCAGACCTAATATCTTTCTTAAGTAAGCCAGGGGCTTCTTTGTAGAAGCATCGTTTATCCTAGCGGTAAACCTCCCTGGCTTGACCCTAACAATACGATCACCTCCGAAAGCATAGGGTCTTAGCTCTTCAATGTCAACTCTTTTAACATTGCTTATCTTTATAACGTCTCTTCTGATTTGATCCTTAAGCCAGAGACAATTTTCCTGTAACTGTTTAAGGGGGATGTTATCTACCTCAAAGTAGTATGGATCATTAGCCTTGAATAATCTTACTGGATCAGTAAACTTAAAAACACTCTCTTCGTAAATTTGTTCTGCCATTAGTTGTCCCTCGCAAGGTCAAAGATAGAAGCTGATTTAAAACCTCTTATTGTATCACCTGGGTTAGATTCCCCTATCCTGTCGGTGCTGTCGTTGTAAATGGTAGTCTTTCTAGGTCTTCCTGCAAGACCAACACTAGCATTCCTAGCGTTAGCAAAAGTATCTGCCGCCGACTCGTCAAGGATACACTGTGTAGGGTTCTCCTCTAACATCTCAGCACAATAGTAAAAACCAGAAGTCCACAATTTATCAAAGACTCCATCACCGTCACTATCATAGCTAAGTTTCAATAGGTCAGGAGCTACAGAACTTGCATTTGTATACCCTTCTGGAATGATTGCAGAAAGAGGAGCAGAGCAGTTGTACCCTTGTGAAAATATTTGATACGCTGGTCCAACCGCTCCAGAAAAATTAACTCCATTAGGATCGGTATCGACCTGCAAAAGCTTTGCACTAGATTTTGGTGACCAGTAAAGCCGGAAGAAACCTCGATTGCTATATCCCCCGGAAACTCCAAAAGTATACTCTTCTGTTGAAGAGACATTTATTCCCGCTTGAGTGTACGCCTTGGCTAGGTCAGAGCCTAAGTTGGCAAACACTGGAGAGAATCTGTCAAAGTCTGAGTTTACATCCACCCCTTGAGGAATGACCCAGCAAGAACTTCCGGCTCCGAATGCGTCAAGAATACTTAGTGATCCCGTGTCTGGAGTTCCTGAGAGTGCTTCAAAAGCTATACCCTCTGTACCTGAGTAGATCGCACTAGGGCCGTGCTGTAGGCAGCTTATGGGGTGCATACCGCTAAGAGATAAGTAGGATGCGTTAAGTCTTGAATTGTCAGCGATATTCCAAATGTTAAACCTGTCGCACTCGGATCCACTAACGTCGAAGTACAGACCATCCGCAGGGCTCGCGTTAGGCGGTAGAAGGAAGTGAGTATTATGTACGTTTATTACACTGTCCTCGACTACTCTGACACATACTCCCCCTAAAGAAGTTTGTTCTCTTTCCGCCCAATTAACGACCCCGGCAAAACCGCCATCATTAATTAAAAGAGTATTGCACCCTGATTTTTTATTTGAAGTTAAGGGAACAGTCACCGCAGGAATGGTTTGAGCCGTAGTCTCAACCGCAGCGTCTTGTGGGTTAGCAAAAAACTGCATAGATCCCCCTGAAACTAAATTCTCATATTGCAGAGAATAAGCGGCCCCTTCTAAAATCGCTGATCCATCTGTTGTTCTAGGCCAATTCTGCGTGAAAGCGCCTAGGTCTCTTACATTAATAGTGCTATTTCTTTGTGCCACTACACAAGAGCGAGTAGAATGAAGCTCCACAGTAGTATGGTTTTCCTGAGCACTTAAACCAAACGAAATTTCGTCAGGTGTGTAGGTGCCCTTTATTCTTCTAGGTTCAAAGTTCATTACGGAATTGTCTTTAGCTAGAACGTCTACTCCGAACTGAGCAATTGCCGTAGGGCCGTGAAAATTTATAGTAGAGTTATTATCAGCACAAGCACCGGCCACGGTTCTTTGGGAAGAGTACGCGGGGGGACCAACAATAAATGTAGAGCCATCTTTAGCGCCTGTTAAAGTTACTACAGAACCTTGAGAAGCTTTAATACCTCTACCGTAAACTGTTCCTAGACTAAGAACATCGGAAACGTCAATATATGCTTTGATTAAATCAACATTAGAATTAGCATCAGCAAAAATAGCAGGAGTTCCTCTGAAAGAAGTTCTAAAGAAAGAGTTTCCATATAGATTAGGAACATCTTCTTTTATCTTAAACTTGAATGTACTTCCCGTCAGCTTTATATGAGAAGAGTTACCAGAAAAATCTAATTGTCTTCTGTCCGACTCTTCCATAATGTTTTCAGAATCGAAGGTTATCGTAGATTTAGAGCTTTCAAGTCCTTGTGTTTGATTACCGTCTACCGTAAGGTTCTCGTATCTAAAGACAGAGTTATCCGCTGTAATACCTACGTTGTTAGCATAAACATCTATTAGCCCCTTGAGGTCTATTGTAGCGTTCTCTAGAACTATGCCCGCGCTGGTGTTTAGTTCAGAGCAAACAATACCTCCCGTACTTGCTGCGGCAGGAGAAGATCTTTTAACCCCTCCCCTAAGCTTAGAATTCTCTAAAACAAAACCTCTAGTGTTACGAGAAGCGATGAAAGTTGCGTCTCTGCCTTCAGCACCTGTGTCTCCAACTTCAGTAGAAGTTACGTCAAGAGGTAAAGAACTAACTATTACATCACTATTTATAAAATGGAAGCCAGTTCCAAATTTTTCTGCTCTCGTTCTTCCGGCACCTGTTCCCTCGAAGTTATAGTTTCTGTAAGCGAAAGCTGATCTGGATAAGGTGACCTCGGAGTTACTAAATTTGAATCCGGCTTCCGTTGACCTGACTGCGGCACAATTCTCTAGAAGAACTTTTGAGTTAACTACTTCAATGCCTGTTTTGTTTGAACCAAATCCATCAGAGAAAAAGTTACGAATATATATGGGACCGTCACAATTCTTTACACTAATCTTTGAGCAAGAATTCCCGTAAACATTACCTCCAAGTGCAGTAGAAGCAGCCACTTGAGGTCTCTTTAAGTTTACACTAGTATTGGTATTAATTGAACTAATGTCGGAGCTTTTTATAGTAGGGTCTATAGCAAAGTTTTCATAAACATTAGGATTAAAACGATTGGGTGTTGCGGATCTAAAGTTTCCGTCAGTAAAAGTTACTGCAAGTGGGGTAGCTCTTTCACTATGAGAAGGATAGAATACTGAGTTTACTTTATTAAATCTAGGGTCTCCCGCGCTGGAAAGGACACTAGTTTTTATATGAACACAAGACGTATCCCTCAGGGTGTTACTTAAATCTAAGGAGCTAATCTGTGTTGGGAGGGTAAGGTACTGTCCTTGAGAGGGCACGGCGGCTGTTCTAACATCGGAAGAAGCGTTGAAAGTTCTAGAAAAGTTTCTGTTTATAATTTCAATAGATCCCTCTTCCTCTATCCTAAAGTTATGTAACTCCAAAGGACCTAAGTTTTGGAAATTTCCTACCTCAACTAAGACGGGAAAGCGAACAACTTTTGGTATAGCGGCTATAGCCGAACTAAGGTCTGTGAATATATTGGGGTTTTGCTGTAGTACAAGCTGTGGGGCATCAGCGGATACAGTTAGAGCTAATCCAGGAACTCCAGCGGATGTAGCAAATCCACCCTGTTCCCAAAGCTCATAAGTCCTCTCCTCTAAATCATAAAGAGGTACGTTATCCTGCTCCCAGTTATAGAAGGTACTAGTGTCAAACTTGGACACATAAGGCGTCCAAGAGTTAAACAGCATTACACTTCCGCTGCTTGTGTAAATATCATCTTTGTTAAACGCCATATCAGAAGTTTATTGTCCACCTAAAAATTAAACTAAAATCAATAGTTTTTATTATATCACTGAAAGTCCTGTAACAAACAAGGATGGGCCTATCAGAAGAAAACCCCGTAGGGTTCTTCATAAACATTCCGATCTCGTTAATAGCAGCATCTTGCCCGCCTCTCTGTAGTCCGTTTGCTGCTTCTTCGTCTACAACTAAAGTGTACCTAACTGAATTTTCGTTAATCCTTGTTATCTTACTAGCAGGAATCTCAGCAAATACTCTACCTGATTGCAACCCCGCACCTACAATCTGTTCTTTTGTAACTATAGCCAAGTTACTTCCTGTCCCATACTCTGCAATAGAAGATAGCGGACCAGAAAGCTCAGTAATAGCACTTGTAACTCCCCCAGCAGGAGGCCCGGAAAGACCTATCTGAAACTTTTGAATTTGATAATCTAAAACGTCGTTTGAACCTGACGCTGAGAAAAGATAAGACAAGCCCACGCCCATACCCGAAACAATTACGTTAGGGTCGTCAAGAAGAATTTCTTCCTCTCCCGTACTCATCTTCTTAATGATGGTAAGGTGTCCATTGATACCTAGTTCTTCTGTAAAGTTTTTCATAGGAAGTGAAGCCTCCATTTGATAGTTAAATCAGCGTACTGTTCTACGTCTTCAATGAAAGTTAAGTCTTTGGCTACTCCCTTCCGGCAAAACAGTTTGTATTTTCTAGGGTTATCTAGTACACTAAACGCAAAGGGTGGTGTATTTCCGTTACAAAGAGACTCTTGCATATCTATGGTCCAAAGACCTAGATGATAAATTCCACCGAACAAATGCAGGGAGGCCACATCATCTTTGGATAAAGTAGTTGAATACTCCAGAGTTCCATTAGAAGCAAAAGAAGCGTTTGAAGAAGTAGTTAAACCTAATGTAGTATCCGTTCCCGTGACACTGGTTATGAACCCGGAAACATCCATAGAACTAGCTTCGTTTGGGTAGCTACCATCTACTAAAGACAGGGAAAAAGGCGAAGGATCTTCTCCTTCTTTTCTGTAGTATAGTCTACCCACTGTAGGAGGGATTTGGACTCCCCTCTCTGATATTCCCGCAGGATAACTACCCATCAAAGTTCCTACAAAAAAACTATTAAAAGATCCACTTAAAGGTGTTCCTTGCGTTACAGCTTCTCTTATAGAAGAAGGCATAAAATTAACATGCTGCCCGTTGCCTGGGAATAAAGAACTAACAGGAATTAAATCATCATCAAAAAACTCTCCAGGAACAGAGCTAATATTTGTTTCTAACTCTAGTTGTTTTAAAGTTGGACTAGGAGGTATTGGAAATAAAGAATTAGTAGGGTAATACTTATTTGTATTTTCTGCGTCTGGTCTTGTGGCGGCGGCGACGGTATTCCAGCCACCAATGGAAAATATCCCGTAGCCCGGAGCGCCGGAAAGAAATTCAGCCTTTCCTACTTCAAGACCCCTACCAAAACCTTGGGAAGTAAAGGCTTCCGAAGCAGTTCCAAAAGATATAGCTTGAATAGTATAGTTGGAAGCGTCTAGGATAGCTTGCGTTGAGGAGTCATCTACAGTAGCAAGGGAAGGAGATACTGTCATAATATCTGCTAATAATTCCCCCGCTCCATCCGTTAGCATGTTAGCTTCCTTAAGGATTAATTTATCTCCGCTCCAAACTTCTACTTCGCCTCTCATTAGTTATCGAACTCCACTTCTGTATACTGTGTTCCTGACTTAGTATTTGAGACCCATTCGGGATTTACTCTATACGATATTCTGCTGCCACCACTAAGCTCCATGACACCAGAAGTTATACTAGCATCTCTGGAAGCTAATGTAGTTGTGTTCTCTCCAGACCTAATACCTGTTAATCCATTATAGAAGCTAAGAATACTAGCTAACTCTTCTTTATTTATCTCGTATTTAAATTCTTCTACAAACGGCCTAAGTGGTATACCGCTAGTCTCTATACCAAACCCTGTAGATAGTCCAGCCTCATACCTTAGAGTGGCATCTTGTAAGTCTATAGAATCTATAAGAAGATATTTGTTATAATCATTATTAGGTAAGAAGAAAACCTCTACAACGTAGTTTCTATTTTTGTGGACCTGATCTGTTATAAGAAACTGAGCTTCTGTCTTATTTATAATATCAAGATACTCATAGTTGTTAAATATAGTAAAGTTTCTAGTGTCAAAGTCTACTTGTATATTGTGTAAAAACTCTTCCTTAAGTAGAGTTATGCCTTTATCATTTACGCCACTAGTAGTAGGCTTTAGTGAATTTAAACAAGAATCTCCCACAGAATTAAAAACAGTTTTTGGGAAGCTATAAACGTGACTAAGCTGGCTCTTTACTTGATCAATGCTTAGTTCCTCTATCCTTGTCGGCGTCCATTTCCCGTTAGGAGTCCAAGACCACATTAAATCTTCTTCTGGTTCCGTGTGAATCCAGACCCCAACTCTACCTCCACCTAATTCATATCTAGACTCGTCTGCTACTAGAGCCTTTATGTTTAGCTTAAAGTGATGTTGAGAGTTTAATAGGTTGGGCATATCTCCATAAGAGGAAACATCAAAACGCAGTCTGGGTAAACCTCCGACAGACTTACACTTAACTACAGGATTATTCACAAAGTAATTATCTCTACCGTGAACAAACGAGCTTGGGTCTATATCAATAACCTGAAACTGATTTCTACTAGGTGCTCCTGATATATCGCAAAACTCAATACCGCTTAGTATAGTTGCATTTCTGTAATCAAATGCTTGACCACTAACATAGCTTCCTACAAGAGGGACTACTGCTTCTTCCAGACTACTTGCTATAAAGGTTCCTGCGCCAGAGTCTGACCATACCGTAGATTTATTAATTGGAAAAGATTGCTTTAATGTTCTTTGTACGAACGGCTGTCCATTAGCACCTATGATTTCAAAATCAGAATTGAATAAGGCTTTTCCGAAAACGTGAGCAAAAATATTACCGCCTGTTTTATCTTGTACTACAGGTCCTAAATTGTGTGCCCCAAAGCTTAAGCAATAATCTTTAAATACATTCTGAAGTCCCCTACCGAACGAAAAGTTTTCGTAATCAGAGTAAGAGTTTATAGAATAACCACTAGCTATAGCTGAATTGGAAAAGCTCTGAACTTGATTCTTCCAGTAAGAATCTGATGAGTAGGAAGAAGCGTCTTGATCAATCTGGAGTTTTGCGTAAGTCTTAGACTTGTTTTCTAGTAAAGAATGCATTGCTCTTATAATCTTCGGGGTCTGGTCTCGATCAACATAGCGATCAGTAGCAGAAATTATATTTTCGTTCTTGGCATCTGATCCAACAACTCTAGTTCCCCTGTAAGGAAAAGTGTTACTTGTGTCTACGCCAGAAAAAGTATTAGTTGAGTTCAAGCCTTCACATATATGCCACACGCCTGATACGTTTGTGTGATCTTCTACGGGAAAAAACTTTCCTGCTGAAGCTACATAACCTAGAGTTAGTTCTCCTAATGAGCCAGGCATAGATTGTTCTAATACAGAAGGGTCGTAACTAACAGGACCGTTAAATCCCGTTCTGTCGTAATACCCTTGCTCGGGAAGTAAATACCTAAAGTTCCTGCGTCTAAGTGCTCTCCTAGCAGGACCAACTATACTATCCGTAGAACTTAAGTCTTTCTCAAAATTATTGACACGATCCCTCTTAAAAGTTTTGTGTCCATTTCTTCCTGGATCAAAAGGAGATGATCCAATTAAGACTCCACTAATTTCTGCATTCCCCAAAACAGACCCTGAGGAGTATCCCGCGCGGGTGTCGTCACTGTCCAGCCCAGCATAAAGGAAGTTTGTACTTGATGCAATAAACTCATCTACTGCGCTAGCGTTAAGGTTTACTCTTGGTATAGTATGAGCGGGGCTGTACTCTTGAGCAACTCGCGCCGCCTCATACAAGGCATACTTAGAATCTGATTCTAGTGTTGATTTTCTAAAATCAAAACTCGTTTCATCGAAATCTAAGAATATGTGAGATGACTTACCGTTCCATAGGCTAAGTAAGTTCTTCTCATAGTCCGAAATACTTAATAGAACATCATCATAATTAGGTGGATTCTGTACTGAGTCGAAGAACATTAGAAACTCGTTTAGAGAACCTATGTTAGTATTGGACGTTACCGCAGCACTTACTATGAATTCTCCTACCTGTTCAGCAAAATTAGGCTCTACTTGAAAACACTTTAACCTATCTACTAAAAAATTAGCTAGAGGCTTGCTGACAATAGAGTCCCTATAGTATTTTACTTCCTCAAATGGAGGCATGGGATAGTTAACTCTTCCTCTGTAGCTGAATAAGAACTCTGGGTCTCCTTCAAAAAGCAAGTAGGTTGGCCTCTCTAGGCCCAGAGGGTGTCTCTTTCCAGCCATGTACACACCTTCACCGAAAGGTCCAGGGCCTACAGCACGGTCCCACAGAGCCTCCTCACCGAACTCTACAGCTTGCCTTCGAATGGCTAAGTATCCTGGGCCGGTTACTGTGTGAGCGTGCCAGGGCTCCATCTTCGGGTCGCCTACAACGGTATATAACTCACCCTTTGTACCGTCTTCATTTAAATAGTAGAATCTAGGAAAAGGAAACTCCTTTCCAAAAAATTTAAAGTTACTCGGGAAAGCAGAAGCTAGATCTAAAAGAATAGAGTCTGTAGTTAGTTTTAAATTATCTTCTAGGCTGCTGCTGCTGTACGAAACCACTCCTGAATTCTTAGCAGTCTCGGGAGTCCAAGTTTTTAAGTTCTTGAATAACGGTGATCCTGTACCCAGAGCGTACCAAATTAGAAAGGGCACATAAGATTCCCAGAGAGGAACAATCTTACTATCAATGTCTAAAATACTGTTAACAACAATTGCATTAAGTGCAGATCGTAGAGCCTTTTGAGTACCAGACTTTTTGTAAATGTCCGCAGCTACGCGAAGCTGATGTCTCCATTTATTTGACTGATTCCCTCTTAACTTGTATCCAACTAAGTCGGCAATGTACTTAATGTTTTCCTGCTCTACATCCTCAATATCATAAATGTACTTTATATTTTCTACCTGATTAGAAATATCAGCGAAATGAAACCCTAAAGCATTTAAAATTTTTCTATGAGGACCTTTGGATACTAAGTCTTCCGATATTATGTCAGCTTCTATAAAGTTGTCGAATGATTCTTTTACCTTGTAGTCTTGCCTGTCTAAAGCTAGCGGCGAATAAATAACATCGAGTAGTGTTTTTAGAGTATCTAAGCGTTGTGTACCGCTAGTATAAGTTGCCACTTCTCCTGCACTAGGATCTACTACTGCGTCTGCGGAGCCGGATAGATAATCTATAGGAATATAGCTTCCAAAAGAACACGCTTCTACATTTTTCCACAGGTACTCAGTTAAACCTTTGACCCCATCAACGGTCTCTAGAGTGTTTCCTAGGAACAAAGAGTCTAACCCGTCTAGTACGAAGGAAGAAGGTGAGTAATCTAATCCCCCTAAACCGGAAGAGTTTAAGAAGTAAAACCACCCAAGGTTATCTACTAAATAGTTATGGATACTGCTGGCATCGCTGTTGTTTGTGTAAGCAGACAACTCACTTACATAGTCTTCAATAGTTCCTGGAGTGCTCACGCCTGGGGGGATTATCTTAGGAAGTAAGTTTGACGACAAGAAGGATTTGTACTGTGCATTAGTATCGAAATCAGAATAGTTAACACCCAGGGGGAGAAGAATCTTTTCTCTAAAGCTTTGAGTAGTCACCTTCGTCAAGTCATTCTGTTTTACAAAATATTGTGCTATGCCATTTATAGAACTTAGCTCGCTGGTTTGTGTTCCTGCAATGGAAGATAAAGATAGTATGTCAGAAAAGTTTTTTGCTACCTGTAAATGAGTATTTACGATTTTAGACAAAGGATTAATTTCTTTACCACTTAAAGCCAAATCATCCGTAACATACATCTGCGGAGTTAATAGTTCTAAAAGTTCTACAAAATTAGATTTGTAGAACTTTCTAGGGTTAGGTGTATATTTGTTACTATCTCCCATTACTTTAAGTATTCCACATTGATAGTTAAGTTGTTTAGCTGAATGATCTCATTAAAATCTATTCTTATATCTTGGTCTACGTTATCTAGAGTAGAAAACCTAACTTCGTTAACTTCGAAGATTTGTCTGTTCAGATCAGAAACTATCAAGTCTTCTCCAAACTCTGTGTTGTCTATGCTAAGGTAGTTTAGAATTTTGTTTCTTACCTTAGCCTTAATAACGTCCTCATTCTCTAACTGCTCTTCGTCAATGCGTATAGTGCAAACTAAGTCCAATGTTCTTATAAGACCATCCACAATAACTACGTCATCAGTCATCATCTTCTTCTCGTTTATTGCAGCCACAAGCTGGGTTTTAAAGTTACTTGTTGCTCTTTGTAGCTGAAGATCGCTGGCTTTCTCAAGGAGATAAATATCTATGGTATTCGCTGAGGAGTAAGCGTTCCTAGTTGCTGCTGTAGCCTTACCTACTGTTCCAAAAGAGCTTATAAACGTATTCGCAAAAGTAGAGTAATCAGTTAACGTGACTAGCCTGTCTTGTCTTCTAAAAGTAAGCGGAGCGTACTTCTTAGCATGTTCCACGGTCTCCGCATTAGCCCCTCCCGTAGCTTTTGAAGTATTTGTAAGGGTGCCTGGGTAAGAAGCGCCGCTTTTGGCTCCAACTACAGAAGTTGCTAAAGCCCTCTTCTCTAAGTTTCCTCGCGTCCCCCCACCTACTCTATAGGATACGGTATACTGAGCCGAGTCAGGAGGAGATATTCCTGCTACCCCTGTACCAAATACTACAGTGGCGTTGTAAAATTCGTCGTAAACTATCTCAAAAATCTTATCGCTGGCCCCAGACGCAAAATAAATACTATCTACCTCACTGTAGGCTCCACCAGAATCAACATTAGGAGATGTAATGAATACTTCCACACTGCCCTCTACTACGGGTCCGTCTGTTACGGTAATAGTTTTTTGTCCTTCTGATGCCGCAAACTCTCCGACCTCAACTACTAAGGATCCTTCTTGAACTACCAAGTTCTGAAACACGTTCTTTTCTGTACCTATACCCTCGACAGAGGGGTCCAAAACAATAGTAGCATTTCTCGTAGCCTGATCCACTAAACCATTAACAACTTTGTATAACGTGTAAGTTACTTTCGCCCCGTCTTCTGGGGACAGTATGGTAAAGGTCCTCTGGGACGGCCCTATGCTAAGGGAACTTAACGTAGATAAATCATCCTCAAAAGTTATTTGCGCGTCAGCAGCGGCAGACAGCGGGCCTCTCATTCTAATTCCTATTAGCTCAAGAAGTTTCTTTACGCTAGCTCGTTGTTTGGCGGTCGCTAAGTAATTCTCGTTAGCAAGCATGTCAGCCTTCATGGACATGACCGCTCCCATGTAAGCTGCTAATTCTATAAACATCATACCTAGGTCTGATTCTACAAAATACTTATACTCGTCGGGGTATACCGCCTTAACATAATCAATAAGAGAATCTCTTAAAGACAAAAAGTCTGTGGCCGCGAAATTCACCAGATCTACTCTTCGGTTAAGAGCGATAGGGGCTAGTTTCATAAAGTCCGATTGTATAGTTCCAGAAAAATTCATGTTATTTTTGCCTCTACGTCAAATACTTCCAAGTCGTCTGTCGATAGCTGTACAGATAAAACTACTCTAAGCTGGTTCCCCCCAGCAGCATCATACTCCCCTGTCTCAAAAACCGCAACTTTCAAGAGCCTTGCCCCAACAATATAGTTTCTAAAAGAGGTATCTATAGTTTCTTTTATATTGCTGAATAACTCTTGTGTAATTGGTTGGAATAAAAACTTACGCAAATTACACCCGAAGTTAGGAAGCATCAGCCTCTCTCCTTTCTCAGTTCTAAGTAATTGTGCAACAGCTTGTCGAATCATTTTCCTGCCACTGTTCTTTTTAAAAAATCCACCGGAATCTCTATCGAGCCCCAAAGGAAAAGTAAGGCCATAAATCTCCTGCCGCTTGGCTCTGGGAGCTTGCTCTTCATACTTAGTTGGTCTTTCTCCGAACCGGAAAACTGTGCTGTTAGCTGCCATTAGATTTTAATGTTTTTGAAAAAGCCCCGTTGAGCATCAAAGTTTTTCTTTGCCTCTTTACTATCTAGTGCTTTAGAGTAAAATTTGAGGCTTCCCACATGACCTCGAAGACCACTAGTTATGCCTCCTCTATCCCCACCCATAAAGTTACCTCGGAAATACATGCCATCTGTATAGCCTCCTCCTACAATCCAAGGAGTATAGAAAGGATTAAGTAGAGGCCCTTGCTTCAGTATAGAGGGTCCGTCTACCGTAGAAACAGAATACTCGAAGCTGTTAACCTGCTTAAAGTTAGGCAGGGAAGGGCAGCTATTAGCGTTTACGCCAAATACCTCCGAGAGGGAAGACGTTGCTATGAGAGTTCCATCTGCATACATGCTAACCTCATTTTTTTCTGGGCTGCAAGTAATTCCTATTAGAACAAAGTTAGACGATACATCCCCGAACTTACTGGAGGAGAGGTCCACTTTCATTTTGTGAAAAGTAGGGTAGTCCTCACACTCATCATTATTAATAAATGATGCTGAAGAGGCGTCTCTGGATATTGTAGGGGCAATAAAGAAACTTAGAGAAGATACAGGATCGTTGTCAGCATTACTATTGCTATACCCTACCGGATCAGCAGGAGTTGAGTCTTGTGTTATTCTTCGATCACGAGTAAACCCACAAACTAATCCTCGCACTAGTTGGGCTCCCTTATCGTTCGGTAACTTATCCAAATCTCTTATATTTCCCATTCGATCAAGGTTAGAGAAGCCTTCTTTTATTCCTACATTTTCAGAAGCCAAAAGAACCTTTGTTAGAGAAGAAGCCCCTTCACTAAGCCACCCCTCTTCCGCGTCAGTAATGTTTGGTACATGCACCCAGCACTCCATACTAAACCCGGAAGGTGAGTAAGTTAGGCTCTGATATTCCTTAGTGTCTGGGAGCTTGACAAAACTTCCTAGGGCTGATGCGGCGGCAGTATCCGTGCTCTTATTTTTGGTAACCCCCTCCAGGTAAGGTATAGCTAAACCTGATACAAAGATATTTTTTCTAGAGGTCCCAACTAATTGAGCGTTATTGTAAGTGTCCTCTGTTGCACAGTTAGTAGTCGTAAAATTAGTTGACGAAGGTAACTCTAAATTAGTGTCTAAAAAGTTGTAGATAGAGAACAAACCATCCGTTACAATATTATCCGTTAAAGATAGAACAGTAGCTTCCGTATTGTCTGTGGAGGAAGGGGCATAAATTATACTGCCTCGGCCTATGGTCGGTACGTTTAGATGCTCGTAACTTAGTGATCTAGGCTTAGGGCTTGAACGAACAAATTTAGGATTAATAGGAAGAACTATACCGTTTACATCAGCTTGCTCAAATACAAGAGCCCTCTGCTTCTCTAGGTCTACCTGAAGATTATAGTCCGCTAAGTAAGAGAAATCATTAATTGGTACTTCACCAGGACCGTAAAGAGGTTGCGTTTCTCCCCCATAAATTTGTGGGGCTTTAACTGCGACTTCAATTTGTTTTTTTCTTCTGTTTAGCTTATCATTATGATTAGCTATTTCAGAAATAATTAGCTGCTTTTGATTAAGGACTATGGTGGATGATTCTCCGTATTCGTCTATGTACCCTTTTAAATCTGCGGATAAATCAAAAACAAGCTTATCTCTTTGTTGCTTTACCACCTGAAGGAAATGATCTTGGTCGTAATACTCTTGTAGTCCTAAGCTATCGTCTACCTTATTTATATCAAATATGTTATCGGAAAACTTGTTTAGAGAGTCTATTCCAATCTTCTCACCTTTGCCTCCTAGGTTAGGATCGTAATCATACCTCCACCGATCACCAACAGGAATAACACCTGAAATGGAAGTTAAGATAGGGTCTAACCCACCTGACTGAGAATCATAATAAAGTCCATTTTGAGTTAATATATACTGGCCTGTAACTGTCTCTGGCGGACCAAACGTAAGTCGGAATACCCCGTCCTCGTCTTGAAGACCGGGATCAATAGGGGAGGCCGTGTTAAGTCCACTCAAGCCGAACTCTGCGTCATCTCTAAACACAGGCTCTAAAGAAGGATCATCCTGTCTTGCCTTAAGTATAGCGTTGATTCTATCCTCCAGAGCGTCAGCTTTTTCGATAAAGTCTTTCGCAGTATTCGCGGCAGCAATACCGCCCGCATACTTATTCTCTACCTTCGCCCTTCTTTCTTCTGGTGAAAGCTGATTGGCCGCATACCCAGGATCTTTTGCCGACATGTAATCCCCAAAAGAACCAACGCAATCTATTATCGCCTCTACCTGATCTATAGCAGCATTTACATTTTGATAAATTTGAGCCCCAAACGCGGATAACCCATTTATTAGCCCTAGAATTTCTCCTAACGCTCCAGCCTGAATACCCAGCCACCCGTCATCGAGTCCAAACTGAAATGTTCCCGTTTCCGTATCAAAGGTTATGATACCTAAATCGAACTGAAGAATCCTAAACAGTTTCTGTATTATCTCATTAGCTTTCGCTTTACCTTGTTGGGTAGCAAGGTTCATAGAAACTAATACAGGAGTCGGCAGCAGACTTAATACGTCACCCGCAAGGTTGAGCATACAACTGGGTACACCATAAGCCATACCCAAAGCTTGTACAGGCCCTGCTCCTGTCTGGCCTTGCGCTGTTAAAAATGTATCTACGTCGAATGATGCCATACTATTCTAATCCTCTACCGAAGTAATCATTGTTATTTAGGGGTGATGCTGTTCTAGTTGCAATTATTGGTTCTACAGGAATAATCGGAGCCGAGCCCGGAGCTAGATTAACCTTCTCGCCCTCTAAATCTATGTTTGCTGGCGTTTCTGCCGCAACACCGCCTAGAGCCTGGACACTAAAGACTCCGTTACACCCCATAGCTATGTTTCCAGCGGACTGAATGGCTACCTCTCCCGCATCAATTGCTAAAGTTCCAGCCGTCTTTAACACTATCGTCCCCGTAGGGCCGTTTGTTTTTAATTGAATTAGTTGAGCGCCTCCAGCAGAGTCTAGAGTTTCTATAAAAACTCTACTAATGATTGGAGACTTAGACATAATATTTACGTCACCGTAACTGCTTTGAATATTAACATTTCCGCAGGGGTTTATGGGGTTAGCATGTTGATAGTTACCCCAAGCCACGCCGTTAGCATTGTTCTGAATATTAAGCTCTCGTCCCCCACCTAATACTTTCATTTCCAAGTCCGACTCTCTGCTAATATGAAGCTGAGGGCCATTACAATCTACTTCAATAGATGCTGCGCTCTTCTGCGGGTTATCTGGGTTTTGAGTTAACGTGATGCTGGCATTATTTCCTGAGTCAATCTTTATAGAATCAATGCCTGGGCTATCGTGCATGGTAATCTTCTTACCGTTTGATGAGGTAAGCTCAGTCTTGATATTGTTAGTAGTTTCTCCATCCTGCTCGTCTGAAATCTCTAGCCCTTGCCCATTATTGCCGTGGAGAAGTACCTTAGCAGGTACACCCGACACCTTGTTGATTTTTGGATCAACCCTGGAGAAGGGTGGGGTTGTTGGAGTATCTTCGCCTTGTTTTTTGTCCTCAGGAAGAAACGTAGATCCAATATAAAACCATTCGTTGCTTCCTGAAGGCTTACACACTAAAATGCTTGCGCCTACTTCTGGAACTCCAATAAATCCCGCCTTTGCAGCACTACCATAAGGGCTAACATAGTTAATCATTAAAGATGCACCGTCGCTAATCCCATCTATTCCAGCGTAAAACACTCCTGTCTGATTATGGTCAAAGCGTGCTCGTACCTCTGCCATTCGAATTTCTGTTTTTTGTATCTCCTCTTTCATATCACTAACTATTTCTTTTAGATGGGTCCGATGGGGCGGGCGGGCTTGCGCTAAGTTTTGGAATTAGTTTATGTGTTTCTTCACCCTCATCAACTTCTTCTTTAACTCCTCCAGGCTTTATATCGTCCCTAGGTCCTATGTCGGCTCCAATAAGAACAAACTCAGACTGTGCTTCTTTAGTATTTATCTTATGCCTAAACCCTACTATATTATAGAGCCCGGATAAAAAGTTATTAAATCTTGTTCTTGGCTGTCTTTGTTGAGCGAGAACAGGAACGTCTTGAGCGAAAACTACACAGGGAGATTGTAGAGTTATTCCTCTACAAGACAGATGAAAGAAGGGTAATGTCTTTATTGTTACAGTTTTTACTTGTTGAGCTAAATTGTCAGCGAAGTTTTGTAATATAGCAGTCGGATGTGTTCTTATCTCACTTCTAATTTTTACTGTTAAGCTTTTTCTACTATCAATGCTAGTCACTAAATCAGTAATATAAGGAATTAAATCCGCGACAGATTCTCTAGGTGATATCTCCTTTAAAAGCTGAGGTGAGACTTTTCTAATTACTTGTCCAATAATCTCGTCGTTACTTAAGACCGTACCAAACGCTGAGTCTTTGGATGTTAATATAGCAGTCATTAACGCCGCCTTAGTAAGTATAAGATGATCCCTAATTCTCAAAGGCACTCCTCCGTCCGCTGCTGTTGTAGCAATTCTACCTACGTTTCTCTGAAAAGAGTTGTTAAGTAATGCAAAATACTGTCCCTCATCGGAATAATTAATATCTAAGATATTAGGGTCATCAGTATTGTAGGTGAAGATTGGAATCTTTTTTTCTTTTATCGTAGTCTTGTTAGCTTCATCAAACAACTCGTCCGTATAACCAAATTGATCAGGTACTTGTGATGCTCTACCCAAAGGAGTTAGATCATCCTCATCTCTTTCAAATATGGAAGCGACCCTAAACTTGTACGATTTATCTAAATCCTCTTTTGTTCCTTTGTAGAGAGGGGCGCTTGTATTCTTTTCTTTTTGGCCGTACAGAATATCAATGATCATGTTAGTGTCCCCAAATATCACCGTGGGACTGTTTTCTTTCCACTTATTTTTATTGTTTATTGATTTTACATTTAGTAAAGACCAAACACCATCGGTAATTCTGGTGTCTGCCTCACTAAATAGAACTGGATTTATCTTATAGTTATTGGTGGCTTGATTATTTATTCCCTTGACTAAATCAGTTAAAGGTTTTCTTAAATCAGGAATGTTTTCTTCCTTGTAGGAAGACATCCGGGCTCTGTAGAGGGATGTCTTATAAAGACTCTCACCTGCTTTAGCGGTATCCCCCCGGAATCTAGTTTTAGAAGCAAAAGATTCCACCCTAACATCAATACCCTCTTTGTCTGGAGTTTTAATGTCTAAGAACATATTGATTCTATTTAAAAACTTTTTAATCCAAGAAAGTGTATTTTCTACTTGGTAAATTTTCGGATAATAAGCAATATCAAGCTTGCTAATTACTTCTTTTTTAGCAGCCGCTATTCCATCAGAACATATTTTATTTATATCAGGCAATAGGACAATAACATTTGCTCCATTAGTTGCTTTCCTTAAGTAATCGTATACGGTGTCAACAACTAAGGCATGTAAGTCTATGAGGGGATCTACATCTTTACGGCCATATAGAATTTCTCCCGAAAGATAATGATCTAGTACATTTATTTTATCTGAATAACCATCACAGTCTATTTCCAATCCTAAAGAATCCAAATCAATCAATTCGTTGTAAGCTCCTAGCCTTCGGTCTTTGCCTAAAGGTCTAGGTAGTGACACCAGTTTTAAAGTAATTTTTCTTCCTAGCTTCGGATCAAGTTGAACATTAGACAAAAACATTCTTTGTGCAGAGGACCAAGAAGTTGCTTTATCGGACAAGCCAAAAGCCACAAAAAATACTCTGGATACTACACCACCTAGCAACTCTTTTGTTATATTTTCAGAGGGCAAATCAGATTCTTTAATAAAGTTCGCCATATCGTCATACACAGAACCGCTGTTTAAAAATACTTCTTCGAATTCATTCCTAGGGTCTATAAACTCTAGTGTACTTTCAATCTCAGAATCCATTGTAACATGCTCAAAAGATATGAAATTGGGATTATTATAGCTAGAGAACAATAGCTTATTTTCTCCAGTAGACGAGTTAAACTGATCTACTAAATTTTTCATTGGAGTCCCTGAATCTAAGCCATCTAAAAAGTTATTTAAGGCGTCTAGATCTTGAGAAACAATTACATTCGAAACAGCTACACTCATTTTATTTTTGGTATCAATATCCTATCTCTAACATTAAAACCCTCAAAGGGATCACTTATCCCATTCACTAGCATCAACAGCCACCAGTTAGCAGGAGATCCGTAAAATACGTTTGCTATTAAGTCTGGCCTATGCTCGAATCCCGCAGGAACAAACCCCACCTCATAATCATAGGCAGTGTCTAGATCCTCTAACATAGAATCGAATTTTTTTGTATTTACTATAGTAGTTACTTCAGCATCCCTGTGAATAACAGAGGAAACATCTACGGAATAAGGGCCGTATAAAGGATCATTCTTCTTCATAGCTGGCCTGGGTCAACGCTTTGGTGAGGGTTGCTAACTACTGCTTCCCAACCACAAATGTTATCTTGCTTTATTTTAGTTCCTGGAGTAAACTTACCGAAGTCTCCGGCGCGAATTTCTTCTAAATTCATAGTATATCTTATACGTCTAGGCATTAAAGTAGCTACATCATACCCACCTTCTTCTACTGGCTCAATAGAGTAGTTTGTACAAATACAAGGGATGTTCTGGAATAGTATTCCGTGATTTATCCTAATTACGGGGGGGCCATATAATGGGTTTTCGGAATTGTTTAGTACAGAGGACCTAATTATGTTTGTCCAATACATTACCAAATCAATTATCTTATCATGTTGGCTTACGGCCTCTTGACCTTTAATTTCATTAGCGAAAGCAAACAACGCTAAAGTTTGGATTCCTGCTGCTGGTTGTACTCCTAATACATTTTCTACCGTATCTGAGAAGAGGCTTGAAGTAAAGTGCTTGCCTATATCTTTTTCTGATCCAAGAGACGCTATAAAGTTATCCCTAATTCTTTGGGAGTTATTTTGAATTTTAGTTCCTATGCTCCCAAAAGATCCGTCCGCCGCAGAAAAGAATTGTTTCTTTTGTGCCCAGGGGTCTTCACTTTCTACAAAATCTAAATACTCTAATTGGCTTCCTCCGTGCTCCTCTAAGATATGCGGGAAACTCATAACAAACTCTAAGTTAAACTTTCTTGAGTCAGCGCCTAAGTAGGAATATAATTGGCTCGACCTTGAGATTAAATCATACTTCTGATACTTAGCTCTTTTGTTTTCTGTAATCTTAATATTCTCAAAGAAGGGTAGTGTTATTCTAAAGTTACCCCCGCCTACCTGAGGTACAGGAAATTCAAAAACTAATTTTGATCTCTCTGGTAATTTTCTATCTCTTATTGCTTTCATTACTTAAGTCTAGCCCCTCTAGGCACTAGCATATTTCTTGATGACATTATTGAACGGGACTGAAATTGTAGCTCAGATAGCATGGCTTCTTGTAGAGGGTCAGGCTCCTCTACTGCTCTTCTAGTTATAGCTAGTAAAGCATCTCCTAAGGAAATAATTGACTGGTCTAACATGAAGGGTAGACTGTCAGCAAGGTCATCTTCCTTTCTTGTGTTCTCTGCCGTGTCTGCGGTGTTACTAGCAATGTCTCCTAACATCTCTCCATGTGCCTTAGCAAATCTATTTTCTATAATTTCAAAGTGCTCAAGTTCTACTTTGTCGGCCATATGCGTAAAATAATCAGCTAAAATAGCTTCTTGTTTTTTTAGTGCTGTAGAAGCAGCATCTCTATCCTTAGTTAAATCAACTAGGTGGTCCTGTAGAAGTTTGATCCGTAGCTGATCTGCTTCCTCTTTAGTTTTCCCTCCGTGAAGCATTGCGTTGCTGACCTGAATTTGTATATCATCAGGTACTCTTTCTAGAGCGTTCACAAGGGCAGTCATAAGTTGGTCTTCATCTAAAAACCCGTCGAGGGGGTCGCCTGTCCTCAGGAGACTTATCGACTCTTTTAGTTCTGCTATTACGCCCGTTTTTGCGGACACCCCAGATCTTTCTTTTTCTATTGCCTTAGACATTTCTACCGCAGAATCAGGAAGCATGTCTATTGTCCAAACTTCGTTTAACTGTTCTACGAACTTGAGCATCCCCCGAGTCATAATATTTACACCAGTAATCATACCATTTATTACTTTAGTAAACCCTACTTGAACTTTGTCTAAATTCTTTACAAAATTACCTATAGCCAGCACGGGATCAGACAAGAACTTTCTTATTCTACTTTCTATGTTTTCAATAATAGGTTTTGCTACTCTTCCAAGCAAATCAACAAATTCTTTTACTTTGGGGAACAGTTCATCAGAAAACAACTTATCTAAAGGCGCTAAGATCTGATTCTTTAACACGGAAATCTGATCAAAGAACTCTCCTTGATTTCGTGCTTCTATCTCTTGCCTCTTATTTAAAGCTCTGTTGACGATAACTATATCAGTAGCAACTTTTCCGAATCGTTTTTCAACTATCCCCGTACCAGCGAAAAACTTACTAGTGTCGCCCGTCATGTTTTCAATGTGCTGCGCTGCGCGTGCGAGACCAGCCTCAAGAGCAGCCGAGGTCGGGTTTGGTCCCAAGTTCTCCATAAAGTTTCCTAGCCCTAAAGCACTCTTTTTAGCCAAAGCCTCCACCGAAGGATCAGTAAGAAACCTGAATACAGATCCTAACTGTTTGTCTACCGCTGGGCCTACTTTAGCCGATATTTTCATAGCAGCATTAGTAAATCCTTCTCCCATCCCAGCCAACTCTAAAGCAGCGAAATTTTCTGAGAAGGAGTCGATAGAAGCTATTAGCTTATCTGTGCTAACTCCATACTTCTTTCCGGTCTCTATAGTCGCTACAGCTAAACTATTTAGCTGATCTTTTGTTAGTCCTAAAGCTAACTCAAAAGTAGCCAAACTTCTAGCAGTAGCTTTAAAGTTGCCCCCGGTAAGCTGCTGCTGGTTTATAAGTTTACCTATCCCTGCGACATTCCCCTGAAGTCCAGAATTCAACGCAACCAGTTGAGCTTGGAGTGTATTTCCGAAAGAGCCTTTTAGATCTCGTATTGAATTATCAAGAGTGCGACTTCCTCCAGCTAGACTTTGACCCAAAGCCAAGCTTGCCTTTTGCGCCTGATCTGATATGGCTATGGCATTCTCTATCCTTCCAATAGCCTTACCTACGGTTGCATTTAAACCTTCTATAGCTGTCTGTAATACCATTACTTTATCCTCCTGATAGGACCCTGAATCTTAGACAATATATATGTCCGGTAATTTTTTGTAGGAAGCTCCTTATTTTTATATAGATCAGTGAGGGAATCTGAAGTGTAATTCCCAGAGAACGGGACCTTAAATGCTGTGAACAACCTATTACCCGTTTTTGCATCTTTCACCACAGGAGATACCACAAGCAATACAACGTATTTACTAAAATACCTAAAGAATACTAGATCCCCTGGGGTAATACCTGCTGAAGATTTAGGAACAATATGTACTCTCTTGTCGCTAGATACTGCGACTTGAGACAAAAATTTCTTAATTTGTGCTGAAAAAAACCTCATTCCAATCTCTTATATATTAGTATATAGGTTAAACATTGAACAAAAACATAGACATAGAGATAGTAGACTTTCTTGATTTAATAAATCATACACTAAGTAATGCCTTTACAGAGAAGTGGAGACATAAGTATAGTGAAAAATTTATAAAGCATTTCCAGCTTAAACTTCTTGATTCAATGAATAAACAGAAGCCTATTAAGAAGGAAATGCTTTTTAATTATCTTACTAAGAAATGTAAATACTCACAAGAGCAGGTTCTTAACTTCTTCTATACAATAGATATAGACATCTACAGACCTTTTATTTTCGGCTCTTTGAAGATTTCTTCTTAGACTTTAGTTCCTCAAACTTCTTTGTGCAGGTTTGAGGATTATTATACTCAGGGCATAGACCTTTGTAAGCACACCAATTGCAGAACTCATTCCTGCTAGGCTTAAGTTCAGGCTTCTTTTTCTTCCTGATCTTCCAGACCTCATCAACGATGTTCTTGACATGAGCGTTGATTTGTGGTACACTGTACTGAACGTGTACAAAGTTGTTAGTCAAGGGGTAGTAATGTGCAGCCACAATATTCTTAATGGGCACATCGTATAGCTTACTAATAGCGTACACATAACCCTTCAACTGTGAGTCCTGGTATAGATCCACCTTGCTCTTCTCTCTCTTAGAGGTCTTGTAGTCGATTACCAGATATCCTCCGTCCTTACCTTTGATCACTCGGTCAATGACCCCATTGAGCGTAATGTCCTCCTTTACAGGGACTTGGAATACAAGCTCCGTAGCTATGCTTCCTTCAAGACCAGCATTGAATTCAAGAAAGTTACGGAAACAGATAGAATCCTTACCCTCATACTTCTTTGATATAGTCCATGTGCCCTTTACTTCTTCAGCGATCTGCTCCATCTCGTCCTGAGTCTTGGCTTCTACGCCATCCTCTAGAACCTTGTGGATGTAAGAGCCGAAGTGCAGGGCTTCAGTGTTGGCCTCTTCAGGCTCAGGTAGCCTGTCTACGTAGCGGAAGCAGTATTTCAATTGGCATTGTTTAAAAGTTTGATACTTTGATTCGGATATAGTATTTATGTACATGATTTCACCTCAGTTTATTAGAGACTTCCTTACCAAGAATTTCTCGGATATTGGACGTTTATCAGCTAATGACCGTGAATTTATCATGGAGTCTCCTTTTATAAAGAATGACTACAAAAAGCATTGCTCTGTCAATGTAGATAGTGGTCTGTGGCAGTGCTTTAAGACTGGAAGGAACGGAAACTTTATTAGCTTGTACTCTCACTTGCAGGGTATACCTTACTTCCGCGCCCAGAAAGAACTCATCATTAAAAACTTTGCTTACCTAGGTAAGCCTGTTCCCTTGGGTGTTATACCTAAGGAGAATAAACTTGAGCTAGATACCAGTAAGCTGCTACCTCTAAATATCACTTCCGGCTTTTCTGAAGACCCTGATGTGCTCAAAGCATGGTCTATCCTGTACGAACGAAAGCTATTCACTGAGGTAAACGAAACAAAGGCCGAATACTTCCTGTGCAAAGAGGGTAAGTTTGCCAACAGGATCATCATCCCTTTCACCAGAGACGGTATCGTGTTCTACTTCCAGGCCCGCGCCCTGGGAGATGAGAAGCCGAAGTACCTAAACCCGTCTACTGAGATCGCTCCTAAGTCATCTGACATCCTTTACCCCTATAGAGACGACATGGAATTCCTAGTTGTCTGTGAGGGGCCTCTGGATGCCATCTCGTTCCAGCTACAGGGAATCAATGCTACTGCCACGATGAAGAACATTGTTAGCCCTAGACAGGCTGAGATGCTGTCTACCTTCGAGGGAGATATCATGCTCGCCTTTGACGATGACAGTGCGGGCGAGCGAGGGTTCGAGGCGTTTGATAGGCTTAGGAAGGAGAGACTTATGGATGAGTTCTTCGTTTGCCGTCCGCCTTCAGGGTATAAAGATTGGAATGAGGCCCACCAGAATGGGGTGGACCTCACTCATCACTTAGATGATAATCTTGCGCTTTATGATTTTAAGTACAAGATGCACAACCAAGTTAACTTATTGTGAAGTATAGAGGTGGCGTGACAATTACTTCGTTAAGAAGATTGTACTTAACAGTTATCCTGTACTGACCGATCAAGCCGCCAAAGTCTGCCACATTAGCGTGCGTGGCTAATGTAGTGGTATCAAAATTAAATACCATTGTGTTGTCAGAGGTGATGTCTATGAGTGCGCTAGTATCGGCGTAACCAGAAACAGTAACGTGAGCAGGTAGTGTGGGGGTGCCCTCGTTAAGCTTCTCAATTAGCATCTTAGGATTGATGACCGCAGAATCTTTGAAGAGGTTTTTTACGCTGCTGTCTATATCTCTGTTGTTGATTGTGATTTCAGTGGTAACTTTGATATTCTCTTTAGACCCCAAGACTATGTGTTTGTTTATTAGTTTATTACTAGCAGTTAGAATTATGGGCTGAGTAGTAACAAAGAAAGTATCATCATAAAGGTGGAAGTCGTTTATAAGAGATTGGTAGGTTGAACCCTCAGCCAACATAACCGTCCAGACATCAATGTAATCCTTAACCGCACTAGCCGTATTGGGGATTACCGTAGAATCACCATGTAAGTTATAAACTCCACTTATGTTTTGGGTGCCGTCAAGAACGACAACATACTCTCCTTTAGCAATGCGATATACTCCGCTAGTAGAAGTGATGTCGGTGCTAGGATTGTAGCCTGATGGGTCTTGGGCAGGGAACCCCCCATCCTCTCCCGAAGGAGCAAAGTTCATACGAACTATACTAGTGTCAATACCAGATGCAATCAAGTTGTCATCTAATATAGTGCTTGGGGTAAAGTTAGCAGACTTGTCAAAGATGGTGACCGCACTAATATCATACGGATCAACGTACTCGCCATCATTTATGAAAAAGGCTCGAAGGCCCACCTTCTGTAATACAGTGGGTCTATTGTTTCTGTCTACTAAGCTAGTTCCGTTTAATTGCATCTGCTTCCCTCTCAACGTCTTCTTTGAGGAGTTTTAGAAAGATAGTTCTTTCTGTACGGGTCATGGCTTTTACATCCGAATAACTAAATCCAGCCCGCTTCACCAATATATAGGCTTCTAGAAGAAGAGAATCTAAATCAATTACTTGATCTAGCTCACGCCGAAAAAATTTGAGTTTATTGGTAGCTCAAGAATTGAGACCCCCCCACAATCTTTACACTGAAGCTTTACCTTGGTATCAAGGCCATAATCGGTATCGAAAGCCTTTAGAATGGTCTTTATATCTACCAATGGAAGCTTGTCTACAACGGCGGCAACAATGGATTTATCCGAATGCCCATCAATTTCTTGAACAAATCTCCAGATTTGATTTAACGAAGTTGTCGTATCTGATAAAGTCTTTTCGTCTCTAACCCTGGGTAGCCTTACTTTTGCTTCCCTTTTTACAGTAGGCAAGTATACTGTGATAGGGTCTACGAAATCGTCAGGTACAGGGTTAACATTCAGGCTAGAAAGCTTTACTTTTGTAGGGTTTTCTGCCTTGCAGTGATCGCAAATAAGAACGGTATCGTAGTCGTCTCCGTATGAAATTTCCCTAAGCTTCATGATAAGGTAAAGCTTATCCATAGGAAGAAGGTCCATAACCTTAATGCCTTCCAAGCATCTGTCGAGAAGAAGGTTAACTGGGTCGTCCCCTTTAGACCCCACAATACTCTTCTCATCCTCGAATGTCATGGGTCGAAGTGTTATAATATCCGACTCGTCAATATTATATGTTTTACACTCTGAGGGTAGTTCAACCCGAATCGTAGTGTCTGTTGGGATATCTTTAAGGATATCGTTGATTATATCTTCTTTAGATTGCATAAATAAAACTCCTAATTATACTATAATAGTATGATGGAAATACTAGTCGGAGTACAAAAGAGTCTTATTAAGACTGACAACCCAGAGCTTTTACAGGCTCTGGTTAATCTATATTCGTTTAAAGCTCCTGGTGCTGAATACTCCCCCGCCTACAAGAGACGCCAGTGGGATGGAAAAACACACTTTATTTCTCGTACTGGTGTTTTCCGTACTGGACTATTATCTAGGCTCCTTACTGATTTAAAGAAGATTTCTTGTGACCCTTCCATAATAGTGACCCCAGTAGAGGGCGACAAAGAAATAGAAAACCCGGAAATAAAAGGATTTTCTTTTTATGACTATCAGGAAGAACTTATCGCTCAGGGTCTAAATACTAAGAGAGGGATCATCAAGTCCCCCACAGGATCAGGTAAAACGCTTATCATGGCAGGTCTTGTGAAGGCTTTGATGGGGAGAAAGATGGTCATTCTGTTTAATGCGAAGCAGCTACTGACTCAGACATATGATTTTCTCACTAAAGCTTGCGGCTTTGATAATGTTGGTTTGTGTTACGGGGAAGGTTTTGTTCAGGGTGATATCATGCTATGTACTGTTCAGAGTATTGAACGCATACTTGACACACACCTCAACGACACAGAAGTCCTCATGGTGGACGAGTGCCATGAGTTTTCTAACGGGAAGACAACGCTAGCGGCCATCCAGAGCTTCCCTAAGGCCGTCTACCGCTTCGGATTCACAGCTACGCCTCCCAGTGATCCCATTCGCAGATATAACCTAGAAGGGTCCTTAGGGGCCGTCCTACAGGTAGTAGACACAGCTAGCCTAGTTGAAGAAGGAAAACTAACTAAACCAATCATCCAAGTAATAAACAGAGACTATGACGCTAGTGGATTAGACGAAGAGATGAGTTACTTGGAAGTGTATGATGAGTATATTGTACACAATGAAGAAAGAAATAAAATAATCAAAGAGATAGTATATGACATTAGAAGCAAACACAAAAACGCCCGTATCCTTGTTCTTACCAAATCACTTGATCATGGAAGAACCTTGGAAGACCTATTTGGAGAAGGATGCCAGTTTCTTGAAGGAGCCAATTCAATCGAAGAAAGGTATTCAAGTATATCTAGATTCAGAGACGCTAGAGGATCTAGCGTTCTCATTGGAACTAAGATACTTCAAACCGGAGTTAACATCGAAGAAATTACCCATTTTATCAACGCAAGAGGAATGAAGTCTGAGATCGCCACACTACAGGCTCTAGGACGCGCTCTAAGGCGTCACCACACGAAGGACGTAGTTTATGTGTACGACTTCATGGATAAAGAAAAGTACCTTAGAGAGCATTCTAGGGCGCGTAAGAGACACTACGAAAGAGAGGGCCACACGGTCAACCTATTATGAAAGCAAAAGAAACAATTGAGAAGCGTTTAGCCGCCCTATCCGAGGACGAAAAAGCAGAGATCACAGCGATCATTCAAGACCTGAAAGGCGTCTTACAAGGCAAGAAGATAACTGAAGACGTTGTTAAGAAGCTGAACAACGTCTTTATGTCTGTAGGTACTTTGAAAGAAAACTTTATGTGGCGTTTACTTAGAGCCGCTAAACAGAATCATATGCTAGATTGATAGTGGACCCATCCTTCGGTCACTATCATCTTTGTGAGCCACAAGCCAAGCGGTGACGCAAGGTATATGATTTTTCTTATACCAATCATTAGGATAATGCGTCTCTAGTCGTCGCTCCATAAACCGAACGGTATCGTTGTATATAAATTGAGCCTGTTCTTTTCTAGTGTAATAAAAGAAGGAATTCTGATTCCAGAAGCTAACATGTGTAGGATCTTGCCAAGCTCCCCTGCCGTCTGTGCTAGGAACCTCAATAAAAGCCCAGCCACCATGAGCTAAAACTCTGTGAATCTCCGTCATGGTCTTCAAAGGGTCTTTCAGATGCTCAATAACGTGACTGGCGTTAAGGACACCAACAGAGTTATCAGGTAAAGGAATGCCTTCATTTAGATCGGCAATAATATCACCGTTCTTTTGATCAATAGTTACATAACCTTCTCTAGGGAAAAGACCGCCGCCAAGGTCTACCTTCATTAAGTTACGCAACTCACATTCTCTTTCAGCTAGATCCCTGGCGCATTTCCTACCCAACTCTTTTGTCACTTCCTGGATTTTTTTAACTCTTTCCAGCCAAGTATTTTCTCCATCAATTCGATAAAGATATAGAACCTTTTCTACCTTCTTCATCTTGGTATGTAGGTAAGTTCTAATCATAAGCTCGTGATCGTCGCAAACATCAAACTCTGGATTGTGGCCTCCCAACTCTTCATAAACTGATTTTCTCCAAGCTCTAACGTGGTCTGGAGAATACCATATATATTGGATCGAGCAGGAGTTAGGTTGTGGTGATCGCATGGCAGTTAGCTCTCTACCTTCGTGCTCATGCTTATAATGAGTCCAACCCAAAGCTTTGTTATAAGGAGTAAACTGTTCCGCTAGTTTAGCGTCATCAGAGAAAACAAAGCCTACCTCTTCATCTTGAAAAGCTTCATTTAGTTCTTCCAAACAGTCTGGAGTCAGGAGATCATCATGGTCAACCTCAACTAGAATATCCCCTGCCCCAATACTAAACGCCCAGTGTTTTATTTGTCCGATACTTGAGGATTCTAGATTAGTAGATCCTATCCTTACTCTAGAGTCATCTCTAATTTCCTGAGGCAAGTCCTCGGAAGTAATACTTCCATTTACCCAAATAACCCACTCCCACGCCTGATACGTCTGACCTTTTATACTTTCGTATAGCTCTGATATATACTTAGGGTTATGCGTAGGGGTTATTAAACTAAAAGTATGATCCTTCATACTTAATTATAGTATTACGGGCTAAAAAACTTAAAGGAAATCACAGTACCCGCATTGTCAAAGCTCATATTTGCTCCTACTCGTCGAACCTGGATTCTGTATTTATCGCTTGTAGCTACAGCAGTGGGGTCCACAAAGCTTAAAACAATACCGCCATCGTTGTACGAGTTGTTTCTCGCTACATAGTTGTCCATCTGACATATGGTAACATACCCCGAACCTGTGTCTTTCTGGAGTAACATACCTAATTCCACTCGGTTGTTTGCCGCATTTGTTGCAAGAAATTGTGAATTAACTTCTGCATAGTATCCATTTAATCCTGCGGGTATAGTAAACTCGCCCGTTGAATAAGTTACACTACCTGTATTTAAGCCTGGAGTGTCGTAATTGAGTGTAGTATACGTTGTGGGAATAATCCCAGTACCTGAATACTTAGCACTAAGCAACTTGATAGTAGTTCCAGAATCTTCCCAGGTAGGAGCAGAACCTGTGCCATTAGATTTTATAACTTGCCCAGCAGTACCAGGATCAGCGTTTACTCTGAGGTCTGCTGTCCCGGTAAAGGTTAGATTAATATTTGTTGATCCTACTGTGTATCCGCAAATATTTCCCCCACCTGTGTCATTAGCTTGGATGAGAATGCTCGGAACTGTTGGGTTCATTAAGACCTGCGACTTCTTACCCGCAGATTCTAGATCAATAAAGAATAGGCGACCATTATTACCGTCATCAATTGTTCGGTTTGATGCTAGTGTTTGGTTAATGCTGCCTAGGTTGTTTGCATCAGATCCTTGAGCACCTGTATCACCTTGAGCACCTGTATCACCTTGCGCTCCTGTATCCCCTTGGTTACCTTGAGCCCCAGCACCTTCAGCACCTTGGAATCCTTTTTGTCCCT